CAACCACTGGCCGGAAGCGTCGAGGTGGACGCCCTCCGCGATGCCAGAGACAAGCGCAAGCTCGATCCCGCTAAGGCGCCTGCTGCAATAGTCGCGGAGGATGGCGGCGATTTCGGGGTCACTCATGGCTGGTCTCCTTCCCTGCTTGCCGCTCTTGCACCCACCGCTCATGCTCCTCAGTGTCGGCTAGGTCACGGTCACGCCGCCGCCAGTCGTTCGGCTCGCGGTCCTCCCAGTCGTCTCTCGCCTCGGATGCCGGGTCGCGGCATGGGTCTTCGGGGGTTCTCATGCTTCGTTCCAGAGTTTGAGGTTGAGTTTGCGGGCCAGGTTGACGATAGCCTCGTCCTCGGTGTCGCCACCAGCTTCGCTAAGCTCCGTCTTGGTCTGCTTTCCGCCTTGCAATGCCCAATAGCGGAAGAGTCGGTTTCCGAAAATTTCGCAGCAATCACCGGGTTTGTAGTCGATGCCGTTGTCGATGATGTCGATCTGATGGTCCCGCAACCACTGCAAACGCGGCGACGGGCTTTCGGGGATGTCAAATAGGGTGTCGGTCATGGTGTGTTCCTTTCAATCTTGGCTAGTGGCTGGTCAGATGTCTTGTGGGGCTGGTCGTAGTTGACTCCGTAAAAATCCGGCTTTGTCTTGCCTTGATCCTCCAGCCAGTCCCAAGCGAGGCGATGACGGAAAACCGCGTGCAAATCCCAGGCTTCCTTGTGGCGATCCTTGGCGCGGCGGATTCCCACGTTGGCGTCACAATGGACGCGAAGCTGGCGTCGGATATCGTCCATCATCGCATGATATTCGGACCAATCCACCGGCTCTCGGAATGGCAGTTCGTCAAATGCCATCTCGATTTGGCACATGCCCAATCGGGCCGTAATTTCGCACGCCATTGAAAGCGTTGCTAGTTGTTCTTTGGTTACGTTGATGGTGTAGGTTCTCATGGTGTGTCGTTCGTTGGCGTTGCGATCCATCCCGCCAGCTTTGCCTTCGCCGCGCTGTAGTCGTCGGAAAGTTTGAGTAGGCCAGCAAGGACTAGCTCCGTGAACTCGTCCCGCTCAACGATGATGTGCAGCGGCACAAGCTCGGGGTGATAGGCGAAAAAATCCCAACGTTGCAGCCCGCTAGCGGCGAGACTCGCATGGACCTGGAGCTTGTGTTCATCCGGCAGCGTTCCGGCATCGAGCCACTTCAGCATCGTGCGGGCGACAGGGCATTTCAGTTCAAGTCCGTGGTAGAAGTCGTCATCGCCAATCGGGAAATCCAAGCTACCGACGATCAAACCATCCGGCGAAACCCCGAATCCGTCCGAATCGTGGGAAATGAATCCAACCTCGCGGACCTTGAATCCCGTGTGCCTCTCGTAGGCAGCACGGGCCAGCGGCTCAAGCTCGGTCCCGCGCTTCATCGCCCAGTTCGGGAAGTTTGGCTCATCGTCCTGCGACAACTCACCGAGTTTGTTCCAAATCGCGTTAGACCATGCCTTGCGGCTTGTCTTGGTGCGGTCGCCGTCGAGTAGCCATTCCCCTAGCGCGGAGCCTGTGAAGTAGCTTTTACGCAGCGCCAGCCATTCCTCTTGGCCTTGCTTTACGTCCCAGATCTTCATGCTTCCTCCTCCTGAGCGAGTTCAGCTTCAAAGGACTCTTGCGCGGTCGGTTCGACCGGGGCTGCGATGGCAGCGGCGAAGCCTGGTCGCGGCGTGACGTTGCGGATCGGTTCCGCGTCGTGGATCTCCTCGGCGGTCTGCATACCCAACGTGATGTCGGGCGCGTAGATGCGGGCGAAGAACGCGGCGGAACGATAGCGCAACATCAGTTCCGGCATCGTCAGCCATTTGCTGCCCGACTTCGTGGACCAGCCTTCGGCCTTAGCCATTGCCATCGTAACCTCTGGTCCCTCGACGATCTCGCCGGTCTCTTTGTTGGTGGCGTAGGCTACGCATCCGCGTTTCTCGCCAGCGCCCTCGAGGCGGAATTGAAGCGGCGTAAAGCGGCCCGATGCGTTGACCATGGCGATCAAGAACGAGGCGCGGAAAGATGGTCGCCCGTGGATGATGTCGATGTTCTGGAGGACCATAAACGGGTCTGCTCCGAGTCGTTTGGCGATGTTCAGCCCGATGGCACAGTTGGCCATGTTGTTCTGAAATTCCTTCGGGACGAGCGTGCTGCTTGAGAGCATTTTAGCCTGCCGCTGGGTGAGTTCAAAGGCGGCGGATTCTTGTGTGGTTGTCAGTTCGGTTGTCATATTGTTCGTTGGTTAGTCTTGAGAGAGCTTTATTTAATATCTTTTCCGGGGACGTGCCCTCCTGCTTCCCTGAATGCGCGGAGTGCTGCTTTAATCCAAAGGCTAGTCCTGCGAGATCCGTTACGGTGATGCCTGTATGCCTGCCATTTACAAACGGCCTGCTGCCACGTTAGTCCTTTCTTGTAGGCGCGGAATCCGTGGCTCCCCGCCTCGCTGTCAACGCACGCTCGGTTTGTGATCTTCATTTCTTCGGTTTAGTGAGCGTCCTAGTCTTGAGGAAGCTTGAGCAAGCCGTAGCCCAGTGCCTCCGCCTGCTTGCGGAGCTTGGCGAGCGGGTCGTTCGCTGCGACCTTGCAACGAAGGTCGGCCAGGGCTTCGGTGACGGTCGCGCCTTTGCCGATCTGAGTGGCGTAATCGTCGCTCTGAGGCATCATCATCAGGCGGAATCCGTCAGCACCAAACTGGGCATCAAGGATGAGCGCGGTCGGATATTCGGCGCGTAGGGCGTCGTTGGCGTCTAGCAGTTCTTGTGTGGTGGTTGTCATGGTATTCGGAAAGTTACCCTTGTGCCGCGCTGCCCCCGTCAAGGATCGGCATCAAGGGCGCTGGAAATTAGCGTGCGAGCTTGTAGCGGGTGACGATGGAGCCGGAAGCGGTGCGCTCCTTGGTGCGGGTGATGAAATTGGCCTGAATCCAGTTGTAGCCGTCAAGCTGCCCAATCTCCTCCAACTCTGCGATCCGCTTGTGGACGCAGGTAATGCGGAGATACTCGAAAGCCTCCATCGTGGTGATGCCTTTCCGGTTCTTCTTGAGATACGCCAGCAGCCGCTGGCATTGGCTTTGTTTTTTGGTGGTTTTCATGGTTAGGTCAGTTGAAAGTTTCCGGGCTGTCGTGAGCAATCCCACCCTCGACGGGTAGAAAACGACTGGCAACATGCCGCCCGGTTTCCACTAGGAAAGTTTTAGATGTCCTGGGTTAGCGCCACAAAAACCGCGAAGATCGCAACACCCGCGCAAACGAGGTAGGTTGCAAAATCGCGGCATCCTGAACCAGCAAGTAGGACGATGCTGACGATGGACAGCACGACGGCGGCGGACGCGAAAAAGCGAGCGGTGTCGGGTTTCATCGTTTCAAGAGTTCGGGGTTAACGAGGATGCCATCGCCGTTTGCAGGGGCGAAATAGTCGATTCCGTGGCGCAGCATCCGAATCAGCGCCAGATCTTCCCCGGTTCGCACGTTGACGCGGGCAAGCTGGCCATCGTAACGGCGAACCTTGCTGTCGTATTTCGCCGCTGACGGCGCGGAGGTGCGGACGATGACTAACGGGTCGGTCTCGAGAGCTAGCGGGTTGGTAATGGTCAGGTTGTTCATGCGTTTGGAAAGTTTGCGCGGGCAGCTTCAATGGCTTTTAGCGCAATCGAACCCTCTCCGCTGTAATCGTGGGAGAGGATGTGGATTTCGCATAGAGCGTCCATCAGCGCGGCGCGGTCGAGTTCAAGGCGGCGGGCGAAATCGGAGCTAACCCACCCATCAGTCGCCACTCTTGGAGTTGGAAACCCGGTCATTTCAGCGGCATCAGTAATCGGCGTGTTCATCGGTGAAAGTTGGAGTTGAGAAGCAGGCGGAAGGCGACAAGTGCGACGATGCAGAGACCGGCCCAGACGAAGATGGCGGCGAGGATGCTCATGGTGCGTCCTGCTTCGGTTTAACGAACTCCGGTCGCCACTTAGCAAGCTGACCCGGTGGCGTGCTTTCGATGGCGAGCCGTAGCGACTCGCGGGCTTCCGGTGTCAGCGTGCCGATTGGCGGCTGGTCGTCCATAAACTCGTCTTGCATGGTCGTGTCAGTGAGTGGTTCCCCGCCGCCGCTCGCCGTTACCTAACGACAAGTCACCGGCTGGCGGGGCGGGAAAGGTCAGGCAAGCTTGAGGCATTCAGGGCTGATGGCAAACCGGCAAGCGCCGTCTGGCTGCTTTGAAACCAAAACCTTGCTTTGGTTGTAATGCATCTGTGGGCGGTCATCCCACATGTAAAGCGTTTGACCGAGAAGGCGGGTTTGGCGTCCTTCGCGAAGGTCTTCTTTGATCACGGTCACTTTGGTTGCGGCGTTCATTGATGTCGTTTGGTTGGTGTCGGTTGACAGCCGCACAATCCCCTCGACCGGATCGACTGGCGAGAAAAAGCGTCAACTTTATTTGTGTCATACAGCGCGAAAAACTTGACGGGCGAGCGAGGCTTACGGCGCGTAAAGGCGGCACGACTAGCAAGTTTTTTCGTTAGGTTTATTTTCGCGGGATGCGCCTTTTTTGTTGAGCGCCCACCGGCAGACAGCTAGCGGGTTCGGCGCATGACGAATACATACGACGACTTCATCACAGCCAAAACCAAACGCGCTCAGTCCCACGGTTTCGAGCCGCTGGAAATCACCGCGCCCCTTTTTCCGTGGCAGCGCCACGTTGTCGAATGGGCAGTGCGCCAGGGGCGGGCCGCTCTCTTTGAGGATTGCGGGCTAGGCAAGACGGCGCAACAGCTTGAGTGGGCGCATCAAATCAAACTCAAGACTTCCGGCATGGTATTAATCCTGACGCCCCTATCGGTCGCCAAGCAGACGGAAGCGGAGGCTCGCAAGTTTGGTATTGCTGCTAAGGTCGTCGAGTCTGGCGACCAGTGCAACGGGACCGGCATCTATATCACTAACTACGACAAGCTCGATCACTTTGACGGAATCGAGTTCGCGGGCGTGGTTCTTGACGAATCCAGCATCCTGAAAAACTTCACTGGCAAAACCCGGATTCGACTCACCTCGCGATTCTCCGACACCCCGCATCGACTCTGCTGCACGGCGACTCCATCGCCAAACGATTACACGGAGTTCGGGCAACACGCCGACTTCCTGGGCATCTGCTCGCCCGCTCAGATGCTCGCCACGTTCTTCCTGAACGACACTTTCAACACGGGCGACTGGCGGCTGAAGCGCCACGCTGAAAAGTCGTTTTGGGAATGGCTCTCATCGTGGGCCGCGTGCATCTCCAAGCCGTCAGACATTGGATTCGCGGATGATGGCTACGATCTGCCGCCGCTCAACCTCCAGTCCTTCGCTGTCCAGGTTGATGAGGCAGAGGGGCGCAAGGAAGGCGAGCTACTGCGCCACTCGACGCTCTCGGCAACAACGATGCACAAAGAGCTTTCGATGACGGTTAAGGATCGGGTCGCTAAAGTGGCGGAGCTTGTCAACGGGTCGGATGAGTCGTGGATTGTCTGGTGCAACACCAACGAGGAAAGCAAACTCCTTGGCGCTGCTATTCCTGATGCCGTAGAGGTCAAGGGAAGCGACACTGCCAAGTTCAAAGAGAAGTCGGCGGAAGGATTCGTCGATGGATCGATCCGCGTCCTGATTAGCAAAAGCGGCATCTTCGGATACGGGATGAACTGGCAGCATTGTTCCAATGTCGCTTTCGTCGGGCTGTCCTACTCTTTCGAGGACTTTTACCAGGCTTTGCGCCGGTCATACCGATTCGGCCAAACGCGGCAGGTAAACGCCTACATCGTCCAAGCAACCACGGAGGGCGCAATCCTCCAAACCATCAACAAGAAGATCCGTCAGCACGAAGAAATGCAGCAGAAAATGAAGATCGCGGCGGAATGCTTCCGTGGCTTCCAGGTAAAAGAACTAACCATGAAAACCGACATTAACACCGAATCCACAAACGAATGGACAATGCACCACGGCGATTGCGTCCGGGTCGCCAAAACCATCCCGGACCAGTCGATTGACTTCTCTGTGTTCTCTCCACCATTCGCGGACCTATTCACCTATTCCGACGACTTGCAGGACATGGGGAACTGCAACGACATGGACGAGTTCACGCAGCATTTCGAGCTTCTGATTGACGAGCTTGCGCGGATTATGGTTCCGGGTCGCGAGGTCGCGGTGCATTGCGTTGACCTACTGGCAACGAAGTGGAAACACGGCGCGATTCAGTTCCAAGACTTCAGTGGCGAGATTATCCGGTCATTCTGGAAACGCGGATTCCGGTTCCACTCGCGGATTTGCATCTGGAAGAATCCAGTGACCGAGATGCAGCGGACCAAGGCGCACGGGCTGCTTCACAAGACGCTTTGCAATGACAGCGCCGACTCGCGGGTTGGGTCAGCGGATTACCTGCTGATCTTCCGCGCCCCCGGTGAAAATCCAAAACCAATCTCCAAGGATCGTGGCGAGTTCCCGGTTTCATGGTGGCAGGAGGTCGCTTCGCCCGTCTGGATGACCATCGACCAAGGCCGAGTCTTGAACCGCGACGGAGCAAGGACGGAACAAGACGAGAAGCATATTTGCCCGCTCCAGCTTGATGTCATCGAACGGGCTGTGATGCTTTGGAGTAATCCCGGCGATCTGGTCTATTCGCCGTTTGCTGGCATTGGAAGCGAGGGAGTTGGCGCGTTGACTCTAAATCGACGGTTCATCGGCAGCGAGCTGAAGGAGTCGTATTTTAAGCAAGCGTGCGGCAACCTTCGGAACGCGAAGGCACAGCTTCAACTTTTCTGATTTCCTCATGCCGACCTGAGCAGGTCGCGAAACTGCTCGCTTTTACCAAACCAAACCATGAACCACCTCGCCCGCTCCCTCGCCATCATCCTGGCCGACCACCCACGCCTCGCCGGGTTGATCCTCCGAATCCTCAACCACATCGACCGCAAGAAGCCATGAATCGCACTGAACAAATCAAACACTGGCAAGGCGTGATTGAAACGCTGACGGCCTCATACAACCGCCTAGACGATGCCTGTAACGTCGCGATCAAGGCGGGGTGCATGGACACCGAGGGAAGGCTCCATGAGGCCATCTGGGGCGCTTTCGAGGACGCCGTGACAATTATCGACCCGGACGGCTGGCTTGACTGGTGGCTGTGGGACAACGGGCGCGGCGGGCGCGGAATGCTGGCCAGCGTGAACGGCAAGCAACCGAAGCCTGTCAGGACCGCCGCCCAAATGGCGCGGGTAATCGTCGATTGGAAGAACGAGCCATGACCCTTGAGCAAACCGCCCTAGTCGTCCGCGAGGCGATCCGGCAAGCCGCCAGCAAGTGGGAGGTGAAGCCGTCGCAAGCCCTCTCGCCCGCGCTCAACGACCCTTCCGCCATCGCCGCCCGCAACATCGCGATTCGCCTAGCCTATGACAGTGGCGTCGAGCCTAGGCAGCTAGCCGAGGCATTCCGGCGTGACCGTCGCGTTATTCGGATGGCGCTTTCAAGAACGAAGCCAGATTGACACCATGACACCGACCCCGCGCACCGACGCCGCAATCGCCGCCTCCAACGGCCAGTGGAGCTTCGTTCTCCGCGATTTGGCCGAGTCGATGGAACGCGAGTTGGCGGTCTGGAAACACGAAGTCAAAATCATCCGCGAAGAACTCGATGCCGAGCGCGAAAACGCCATCAGCCTTTTCATTGAACTGCACGAACTCAAACACAAATACCATGACACCTGAAATCAAATTCACCCTTCACGTTTCATCCTGCAACCCCGCGCAGGTCTGGCCATTTTTCGGCGGAACGGATTCAGAATTGGAACGCCGCATCGAAGAGAGCTACTGGTCCGACGAAGACGAGTCCTGCGTGTCGTTCAAGGTTTCCGACATGGACGATCTGCGGATGCTGATGGAGTTCTACCGAGAAAAGACCGTGACCATGCGCTTCATCGCCAACATCGAAACCAACGAGTGGTCCGCTCACGCTGGGATCAGTCCGAAGTTCCAGGGGGCCATCACGGGGCATCATCGCGCCAAAGAAGGCGCCGAGCTGTCTCCCGCGACTGCCGCGAAGAAGCTGGATGCCATCGCTCACGCCCTTTCCACATGGGCGGAAAAGAATCACCAATGACCAACCAACCAATGAACATCGAAGAACTGATTGAAAACGTGCGAGCCTGGGGCATCGCCCGCAACATCACCGGCCCTAACGGCAAGGGGACGCTACTCGGGCAGTTGAGAAAGACGCAGGAGGAACTCACTGAAACAGTGGATGCTGCTGTAAAGTTGCGGTCCACAGGGGATTCCAGCGAATACGATCAAGCCTACAACGAGTTGCAAGACGGGATCGGCGACACCACCGTCACGCTCATCCTCGCCGCCGAGATGGCGGGGCTGCGCTTTGAAGACTGCCTCGCCGCCGCCTACGACGAGATCAAGGGCAGGACGGGAACCATGCAAAATGGCGTCTTCGTGAAGGACAAACCTTGATAGATCAAGGCTTGCAGGACAATCGTGCGCCCGCATGAAAAATGCCTTGCGGAAATCATCCGGCGCGGTAGGTTTGCGCCGTCAACCAAACGACACCAACCATGAAGACCAAAGCAACAAAGCAAACCGCCGCCGAGTCCACCTTCAATGCACGCGCTGCCGCATGGCAATCTCTCTCTCACTACAATCGCGAAACGCGTGATGCTGATTCTTTTTGTGGAGGACTTGAAATTATCAGCACTTTTGAAAAAGGAGTTTTCCGCTGCCTCACGCTGACACGCGCAGGAGGCTACGCGAAGAAAACCTCCCTCCGGGGGTTTGGGATGGTTGATGGTAGCAAGTGCGGATTAAGGGAGGCGGATTTCACCTTGAGCGCTCGCCGCTAACCCACCCAGCCCGCCGCTAACCACGGCGGGCTTTCCTTATGACCGCCAACCCCATCACCGACGCACTGCGAGCCAACGTAGCCGCAGCCAAGTCCAAAGCGGGGCGACTGCTCGCGGAGGACGAGCTTGCGCGGTGGCTGGCCCGCAAGGGCCGCAAGCCGTTCATGCCCTCGCCGTTTTCGCGGTTTGTGGCGAGTCTTGAGAATAAGCCTGGCTGAACGAAAGCGCCCGCTGGTTCGGTCCTAAGATCCCGCCGGGGCGACTATCGAAGGTGGCCCTCGGGCGGCAGGTCGGTTTCCCGGTGCCTGCCGCCGTTGGATTTCACGTAGCTCGCGCCACGCTCGCCCGCAACCTACCACGCCCGCCCGTGGCGTCAAGCGGTCAGGTAGTCGATAACGCCGGTTGCCATCGCCTCGGCAATCGCGGAGACGCTAGATGATGCCGTCTGCCACTCCTGAGGGTTGTCTCCAAAGAACGGCTCCGCGATGACGGCAGGGCAATGCGTCAGTTTGAGGAACTCCCCGCCACGCTCGCCCGTGATCTTGGCTTTGCTGCCGCGAGAGACGGCCTGTGGGAAGCTTTCGGAGTATGCCCCGCGCAAAGCATCCGCAAGCGCCTTGCCTCGCTTAGAGTGGCCCCAGTAGAGCCACTCGTGCCCCTTGGCTGTGCCGCTCGCTGCATTGAAATGGCATTCAATGGCGACGGTAGCTTTCCGCGCTTTGAGTTCCGCCGCAAGCCACCGCATCGAGTCGGTGTAGCCGGATCCACGATAGTCGCTCACGATGAACGAAACGACGCCTCGCTCGCGCAGGATGCGGTCGATCTCTTGCGCCAGGTCGAGGTTAAACGTCCATTCCGACACGCCGCCGACCGAGATAGCCCCGCCGTCTCGCCTGCCGTTGATGTGGCGAGAGTGGCCGACGCAGATTGCGACTAGGGTTTCCGGTGGCATGGGTCTGTAGGTTGGGAAGGCCGCGTCCCCGATTCGGCCAGCAAGCCAACTCACGAACGCGGCGGGAAGGTTCATCGGTTTTTCCAGATGCAGGCAGCGATCCCGCAGCCCTTAGATAGCCGGTCAACGTCGTCCTGGAGCTTGGCGACAACGATCCGCAGGTTTGTGATCTCCGCAGAGAGCGAGCGGTAAATCAGGATCGCCAGCGACGAGATGACGGTCGCCAGCCCGCCCATCGACGCGAGAACCCATTCGGTGGGGATGTTCATTCCGCGAGGTCAGATGGGGTGGTTGAGAAGTGCGGCTCGGCTTCAAGCTCCGCTGGCGGTGCTGGTTCCACCTGCGCCGCAATCCAAGCCCGCAGCGGTTCGACGGCATCAAGCACCGCCTGCATGGCAGCCGCCACCTCGGGCACCTCCGCGACGGCATCCCAGAGTCGGTCAGTCTCGATGTTCTCGAGCAGCTCGCCGGGTCCGATTTTCGGGGTGACGGGATCAAACGGCAGGAGCTGGATCTGCACGCGGCCTGAGTTGATCGCAGGCGAATGCACGACGAGGTTGTAAATCCACTGCTCGGCGTAGGTCTCTGCGGGGACCGCGGGGACGACGATTGGTTGCTCGGGGATGATGGGCATGGGAGTTTAAGCGTTGATCCAGTTGGTGCCGTTGTAGAAGACGGGCGTGACGGTTGATCCGCCGCCCGCCGCGTTGGCCATGAAGACGGGAATTGCCGCGCCATCGGTGATGTATGCACGCATTCCGGTGGTCGGAGTTGGCAGGGTCGCGAATGTGTAGCCGCCGGTTTTGATGCTGCCGCTGGCGGTGAGGTCAGAGCAGGTCAACGCTGCATCCAAAGTGTTTGCCGCATTGCGGATTTTAATGGCTGATCCGCTATTATAAATTCTCTCACCAGCCCCACCAAACCTAAATGAGCCTACGCCTGAAACTTGAACAGATCCTCCGGGAGTAGTTGCTAAAATGTCGGCACCTAATGTCCAGTTGCCGAATGCGCCACTAGCTCCTGTGACCGTGCCGCTGGCGGTGATGTTCCCATCAGCCGCAACCGTCATTCTCGTCGCCCCGCCCGTGACGAACTCCAGCCTGTTACCCGACGCCCCCGCGCCACCCCCTTCCGCGACAATCTGCGCCACGCCCGCCGTGTCCATCTTCAGGGCGAGGCGGCGGTAGTTGCCTGGCCCGGTGTAGGTGCCGTAGATGCGGGACTCTTGCTGCGCGGTGCCGTTGCGCTGGGCTAGGGTGTTGGCGGCGTCGCGGAGCAGGACCGTGTCACTCAACCCAATTTGAAGATCGCCTGAAACTCTTACTCCTCCTGCCGTGCTAGAGTTAAGCAAAATTCTGCCTGATCCATCAG